AATCAACAATGTCTGAACGATTGGACTGGGTGATGGAGAACATACCGTTGATCACCAGAGTAGCTGAAGATCCTATAAGGAATATTGGTGACTGGGAAGCAGCGGATGAACCGTGGCAATTCCTTGCTAGTTGTGAGGAGTACCATGCGGTGGTAACTAAACGCACCAGAAACACAACTCGTTTGTGTGTAGCCACGGACGCTACATGTAGTGGGCTTCAGATCCTTGCTGGATTAGCAAGAGACCGCAAGACAGCACAACTCGTCAATGTGTTGCCTTCTGAACGCCCACAAGACGCATACAAGGTGGTAGCGGAAGCTGCTAAGCCTCATATACCACCAACATTGCATAAAGTATGGGATAGAAAGTGTGTTAAACGCACAGTTATGACTATCCCATATAATGCTAAACCTTTTTCAAACAGGTCTTACATTCGTGATGCCTTAAAGGAGAAGGGACTTGAGATCGACAAGGAAGATCTTACCGTTACCGTAAAGGCAGTCAGGGATGCCATGAATAATGTTGTCCCTGGCCCTATGTCGGTAATGAAATGGATAGAAGAGGAAGTAGCTAAAGCTATTAAGAGAGGTGCAACTGAACTTCATTGGATTACTCCTTCAGGATTTGCTGTTAAACAGTATATAATGAAGAAGAATATAAAGAAGTTTGACCTACAACTGTTAGGTAGATGTGTCTTAAGTGTAGCTACAGATAATAAGAATGAAGTAGATTTAAACAGACATAAGGCTGCTACTGCACCCAATCTAATACATTCTTTAGATGCTAGCCTCTTACATATCAGTATCGAAAGCTTTGATAAACCGATTGCTTTAATTCATGACAGTGTGTTAAGCAGAGCTACTGATATGGATGAATTATCTGCTATTATAAGAAAAACTTATATGTATCTATTTGCTGAGCATGACTACTTAAATGAGTTTGCTAAACAGATAGGTGCTGAAACACAACCACCGATCATTGGTGATCTGGAACCAGAAACCGTGATTGACTCAACTTACTTTTTTTGTTAAATGTATTCACTATTTGATTCGTTCTTTGCACCACCTACAATAGTAGTGGTCTCAGAAGAAAGATTACAAGCTGCCGAAAGGGAAGCTAAAATGAAGAGACTCAAAGCTGTTGATGATAGACTAGCTGAACTTAGAGAGTATCGTCAGACCTTAGCTAAAGAGCTAGCACCTGCTGAGAAAGTAGGTAAAGATTTAGATCAGCTAGACTCAGGAGTTGAGTGTGATGTCTAATAAGAACGTACACATAACCGATACTGTTAAACTAGAAGGCTTTCAAGCTATACTAGAACCTGGTAAATTTGGCTATTCCTTATCAGCAGTAGTTGATGAGAAGGTAGTAGATGAGCTAGAGACTGAAAGAAAAGATGTCCTTAAGTGGGCTGAATCTAAACTAAAGAATCCCAAAAGAGCCACGTTAAAACCTACGCCATGGGAAGAAGTGGCAGAGGGTAAGTATAAACTTAAGTTCTCTTGGGGTGAAGATAAAAGACCTCCAGTAGTTGATACTGAAGGCACACCTGTTACAGATACAAAGACACCACTTTATGGAGGATCTACTGTTAAACTTGGTTTCTATCAAAAACCTTATATCCTTAGAGATGGAGTTACCTATGGTAGTTCTCTTAAGTTGGTTGGTGTTCAAGTTGTCGAATTAAATAAAGAGGCAGCAGGTACTGATTCAGGTGATCTAAATGAATCACAAGTAGCTGACCTATTTGGTAAAACAAAGGGTTTCAAAGCTGCTGAAGTAGAAACCACCGATGTCGAAGACGAAGACTTCTAAGGATGAATCTCTTGCTTGGGCTAAGAAAGCATATGCTAAACTTAAGTCCAAGCATGAGAAGCCAACTAAATTTAGATCCAAGCTAGAGGAAAGGATCGCTGATCTACTCGAAGGGCTTGGAGTATCTTATCAATACGAAAGTGAAAAACTCTCTTATACTATCTCTCACAATTACACTCCCGATTTTAGTTTACCTAACTATGTCTACCTTGAAGCCAAGGGATACTGGGCTCCAGAAGATAGAAGAAAGGTACTCGCGGTTAAACGAGATAATCCAGGAATAGATTTAAGAATGGTTTTTCAATCACCATATAATAAGATATCAAAGAAATCAAAGACTACTTACGCCCAATGGTGTGAGAAGCATGATATACCATGGACACATTTCCATGATATTCCACTCGAATGGTTGATATGACCGATGCAGAATTTGTAAGACATGAGCCTTGCGATAAGTGTGGCTCATCAGATGCTAACTCATTGTATACTGATGGCCACATGTTCTGCTTCTCATGTAGAACTTACACACCCGCAGAGGGTATAAATCTTAATTCACAGTCAAGGAAGATGAACAATGAACTCGTTGAACTCAGAGGGCATCCACAAGCTCTCAGAAGAAGAGGATTATCAGAAAAAACTTGTAGATTCTTTAGGATTCACAGAGATGGAGACACTCTATGCTTCCCATATTTTACAAGCGATGGAGTTATTAAAGGGATCAAAGTAAAAAACAAACGGAAGATATTTAGTTATGAAGGAGTTTCCACTGATACCTTATTCGGTCAGCATCTTTTTCCTAATTCTGGTAGAAGGATTGTTGTTACTGAAGGTGAACTAGATGCTGCTAGCTGTTACGAAGCTATGCCTACTTGGCCGATGGTTTCATTACCGCACGGTGCAGCCAGTGCGAAGAAAGATATCCAGAAACAAATACCTTTGTTCCAAGGATACGAAGAAATAGTATTATTTTTTGATAGCGATGAGCCAGGAAGAAAAGCAGCAGAGGATGCTGCACAAGTCTTACCTCCAGGCAAAGTTAAAATCGCGCGTATGGAGGCATATAAAGACCCGTCAGAAGCATTACAAGCCAACGACGCAGAAGCGATTAGAAAGGCTATTTGGGATGCTAAACCATATAGACCAGATGGAATTGTAGAAGGGAAATCATTACTTAAATTAGTTACAACACCACAAGCACCCTATGATCATGAGTATCCATTCAAAGGACTTAACGAGAAACTACGAGGGATCAGGTATGGCGAGCTTGTCACATTTACTGCTGGCTCTGGAAGCGGAAAAACCAGCATCATGCGTCATATCGCAACTGATCTACTACAAAAGGGGGAATCAGTTGGGATCTTGGAACTTGAAGCAAGTAATAGAAGAACCGCACTTGGATTGATGTCCACAGCAGTCGGTAAAAATCTATTAATAGGAGAACCAGATGAACAAGAACTCACCTCCGCCTTTGAACGAAGTATTGCTAATTGGAATGTCTATTTGTTTGATGGCTTTGGGTCTTTTGACCCGGATGTTATTTACAACAGGATCGAGTACCTTGCCAGTGGATTGGAGTGTCGTGTTATATTCCTAGATCACCTCAGTATATTATTGAGTGGTCTTGATGGGGATGAACGACGTATGATAGATACTACAATGACAAAGCTAAGGTCATTAGTAGAGAGAACAGGTATAACTTTATTTTTAGTATCACATTTAAGGAGAAGTTCAAATGATAGGTCTTCGCACGAAGAGGGAGGTCGAGTTAGTTTGTCCTCACTTAGAGGATCTCACAGCATTGCTCAAATATCAGATACGGTTGTTGCCCTCGAAGTCGATCAACAGGCCGACACTGATAGAAAACTTACGACTGTTAGAGTCCTTAAAAATCGCTATTCAGGCGAAGTTGGCAGAGCGTGTGAACTAGCTTACGATTTAAACACTTGCAGATTTACTGAAGATGAAACTAAGGAACCACCAATTTTCAATCCAGCCACAGATTTTTAGTGGAGGATATGAACATCCATGGTATAAGCATACAAATAATAAATTAATTAGACCTAACCCACCTACTAAAGAAGCAATTGAAAGAGCTAAATTCGTTGACAAAACCTACCACTGGAGTAGGGACGATAATTCTAGACCTAGAAAGCAACGGGTTACTGAATAAAGCAACACGTATACATTGTGTAGCATTACATTATTGTGATGAGAATTTAACAGAGACATTTAATGATGAGAAGTATTCAGATCAAGCCAAATACTTACCGATGGGTAACAGATCAATCACGACAGCAATTACGAGTATCGAGATTGCTGAAACTGTCGTTGGTCACAATATTATTGGGTTTGATTTACCTCTCATTAAAAGGCTCTATCCTTTCTTTACTTATCCTCCTGTTATTGTTGAC